CGTGACCAGATCTATGGCTCCGGTGATTGCAACGATCGTCTGTAGTTTCTTTGACGATCTTTCTTTCCTGTTCCAATTCTACCAGTTCTGAAGCAGTTGGAACATAGAAACGAATCGCCATCAACACGCAGGCACGAGTTATGAGAACGGGGATAGGTTTTAAAAATACGGTGCCTGTTAGCGCCGATATCCGCACAGAAGCCTGATTAATGGCTTTTGTAATCCTATCACTCGAAACATTATCACCAACACCCTCAGCACGAACGTCGTCCACCGTTGCATACATCAATGAATTTAACTGTTCAGCTGTTGCATCTGAGTAACGCATTAAGAAACTACCGGCTCCTCAGAACTTTCGGACGCACCACTTGCAGGAGTACCAGTTGTTACAACAATCGCTTCGGCAACAGCATATTCATAGTCAGTACGTGCGGTAATAGTATATTCGATCATACGCTTACGGGGGTTTTTTACAAATTCAATAGAGATATCACGCTGCACACCATAAGCGATATTCAAAGGATTTGCCAGCATAATATCATACATAGAAAGATACGGGCGCGGATTGAGCAAATAGCCTTTATAACGAATATCGGCTGCTTCTGTAAGAGCTTTATCACCAAGTGCGGTATTTCTGGAAGTCAATTCTTCGATATAAGCATCTTTAAATTCAGAAGAACATACAAATTCAATATCCTTTGTTTTAAACTTTTCAGGCATTGCATCAAGCATAGCTTTCATGATTTTCATAGGAGAATCGGTGACAGAAGTTAAGTCGACTTTGTTTGTCTTAGAATCAGCACGAGAAATAGCCAACCATCCGTTATTGATTTTAATAAACTCATCACTCTTAGTATCATCACCATTCCAGCCCAAATCCTCGGTATCGTTCGCAAACTGCTTTGCAATAGCATCCAAAATAGTCTGCTCAGCCTTTGTTTTCTCAATATTATCTTCTAAAAACGAATATGAAATATCGATAGGCAGGATAATCTCAACCGTGGACAATTTACGGCGAGCAGTAGAAATAGATGCAGAAGAAGCAGGTTCTTCACCTTCTCCTGCTTTTCTAAGCATCCGCTTACCAATATTCAACATTTCAATATATCTTTCAGGAGATGCCATTTTGTAATGTTGTACTTTTTTCAAAAAGGTAGAATTTTCAACTACCGTAGTAATAAACTTATCAGACTGTTCAGGAGTAAGCTTACCACCGCCAGCTAAAGTCGTGCCGCTAGTAACTCCACTTGCTTTGTTTAAAGGTTTTACCATGATTATTCACACTCCATTCATTGTTTTTGTTATTAATCTAAAGAACCAGGTACAAAGCTACCGTCAAACGGGCTTTGTTCTTTTTCGCTTTTACTAATACCTGGTTCTGTATTAGCTCGCATGATACCAACAGATTTAAGCATCTGAATATCTGCCTGAATAGGTTTTACTACTTCGTCAACAGTACTTTTGATAACTTCGGCAATTTGTTCCCCAGTCAAATCACCTTCGCCGGTATCATCACCAGTTCCAGTACCATCATTTTGATCAGCTTCACCAGTTCCAGTATCGCCCGCAGCACCTTTACCTGCAGTACCATCATTTTCAGATTTCTTCAATGTTTCAATTTCTTCCTGAATAGGTTTTACAACTTCAGTAACAGTACTTTTGATCAAAGCTTCTAATTCTTCTTTTTTCATGTTTAATACATCCTCCACTTCATTATTTTTTTGATTTTTTTCAGGCATTAAATTCCTGATCATCTCAAGAGCATCAACCAAAGCATTCTTGGCTGCCTCTAAAGTATTTTTGGTTTTTTCGCTAATGGTTTTACCAGCCTTTGTTACGTTAAATTCAGCAGCAGATTCAGGATCTAAACTTTCATAAGCCCAACCAGCTAAAGATAAACCATTTACGCCACCCGACTTAACAACATCCCAAAGATCATCAGACATAACTTTGATACCAACAGCCCAAGCCCCAACCTCAGCAAACATAGGATCATTTTCTTTAACAATCCAACTTTCTCTAACGAAACAATCACGTTTATTGTAGTCATGTTCCCTGTCAATAAACTGCGTATAGCCACACGCCATAAAGTTTTCCATAGCTTTTTCCACAGCTGCCGGGGTATACATATCACCATCAGTATCAATCTCATTCGGTACAGCCACCAGGCCGTACACAATACGTTTTTCAACGTCTACTTTCGTTAATGGAAATTTCCATTGTTTTTCTGTCTGATCTTCCGGCTTTGCATTAGTTGATTTTAATATGATCTTTTTTTGATTTGCCGGAGATCCAACAAGAGAAATCCATTCGACATTGAAACCAGCTACCACACGTTTTAAATCCATACTATTCTCACCCCCTTTCAATAAAATAGGCATAAAAAAACCGGCTAATTTAGCCGGTTATAATAAAAAGCACTCTGCTATTTGCAAAGTGCTTTATACTATCTCAACTTTATTAATGACATCACCAAGTATAGCTCCATCATGGAGTTTATATGAATTGAGCATCTCATCGACGCTATCAAAATAAGCATCCATGCTACGATCGTTACCAGAGCAGTCACGCCCAATAAAAAAACCTGTTCCCGGATCGCTGCTAACCGTATAAATTACACCTTTATATCGAATTGGTCCATCATACGGAACCATGCCATCGGCGCCTGTCAAATCGTTTTTAAAATCTGTTTTATCTGCGTAATAGCTTTTTTGATCCGCCATAATACGCCTCCACCTTTAATCATTTCCTGCGGCATTGCCGCTATAACTTCTTTTTCCCAAGACCATAAAGCCTGCGGTACGTCAGAACGTTTACCAACTTCGTTCGGTTCATTACTATGGTAAATTGTTCGATGTACATGGGGATTTGTACTGTGTGGTCCAGAGCCAGCATGTGATTCAAAATGAAATGCTGTAGTAAGTCGCCCCATCCCGTCATATACGTTTCTTGCTTTTATTTTACCATTGTCCTTAGATGATATCAAATCATACTTCCAACCCGGTACGCCTTGTCGTGACGCACCATGAGCGGACACTAAAGCAATTCTTGTATCCATATCAAGTGAAATAACTTTTGCTGGATTATTCTTTGTCCCTTTGAGCGTTTTTAAGATTTGTTTCGTTACCTGCCTTTTCGTTGTTCTCTCAGATATAACAACATCACAGCGACAGTGTCCGTGTATCGGTGGCAACATTCTTCCTTGTGAAATTAACTTCGCACTTGAAATACCTATTGGCGGAGTGCTGGTCCACGGCAAAGCATTTTTTACATCTTCCGGGTCTGTTAAATCAAGGACATTCCTGCACACATCTGCGGCCGCAGTAACACTAAAGCTACGACCATCTAATTCTTGACACACAGAACAGGTCCTCTCATCACCCATAGCAAAAATAGTGTATTCTTTGATACCGACCTCTTCCATACCAAACACATTACCAAAGGCTTTAGATCTGACCAAGAGACTTTCAGCAGTAATATCCCAATATTTATAATCAGCCATATCAAGAACATTGCTCAGTTGACTTTCAAGCATCTCAGTAAAGTCCTTTGTGCTTAACCCCATTTCTAAAACAGCTTTGCCAGTTTCTGCAACTTTTTCAGCAATAGCACTGCTATAACGTTCACCTAACCAGTAAACTCCATTACTCTCGATAAATGATATCGCTCGTTTATCAATAATAGTATTATCAATAACCTTTGGCTTATCTTCGGCCCATTTGCTCTTTGCCTTAGCATATACGCCAGCAACTTTTTTATGTATTATCGATCTAACAGCCTTGCTTTCGGCGAACTCATGCCCTAAAGCATTTAACAGGTATTCTTCCAACTCTTTTAAAGCAAAACCCCTTGCTTCCGGAGCGATATCTTCCAGTAATTCAATAGCATTTTTCAGTTGTTCTGAGTAACTCTCTCTCCAAAGTTTCCTCAGCTCTGCTGCAAGTTCAGCATCTCCTAAATCATCTTCTTTCTTTTTTTCTAATGAGCAAATGGACTTAATCAAAAATAATAATTCGGACTTTTCATTTTCACTAAGCCTCATTTTTCTTCAATCCCTCTCTGATTTTCCATAAAGCTTTAAAAAGCTGTGATTTATTCAAACTATTAAGATCATTGCTATTATCAACATACTGCGAAAACAGCCTTGGCAATTCACCAAATTCGTCCGGAAGCTTCTCTAAATCCATGCCTAATAACGTACCGATCTTATCACGAATTTCGTTTACCTTTAGTGCTCCAGTCGAATCAGCAACGGTAATCAAAGCAGAAACTTCTTCCGGATCATTGACATCTATGCCTACCGTTTTAAATGACCATGTAGCTACGCCCAGCTCATAAACAAGAATCCTGTTCATCTGCTTGTCAAATTCTTCCCGTTCCGGAGCAAAAACATTTTCCTCTGCCTGTTTCAAAGATTCTTTGGCGGTAGCCAAAGTGTAATCGTCAGATAATCCAATCAGCAGTGGCGGTAGCCTAAACGCACTGCGTATAGTTGATTTTGCATCTTTGTTATACTCTAAAAACTGAGCATCATTCTGCTGAACATCACGCAAAGATTTTATTTCGATTTTCGTTTGTGCAGGGCGTGCATCTGGTACTCCACCATAAGTATTATCAGTACCTGCCGGTACAGCCTCAATGATTAGCACAGAATTCGCACCGCCACGCTGCTGTGTGACATCAGTCATAAAACTTCGGATTGAATCAATCGTTTCATCTGCTACAGTACCGCCTGACACCGTAATAACTGCCGCTGGAATGGCATTATTATCAAAGTACGAATAATTACATTCAGAAGCAGCTCGAACGCCTGCAACCTCATATTCACACCCTACCCAACGTGGCCGCCCATAAACAGACGCTGGGTTGTAATTACCAAGCCAAATAACTTCAGTTGCTGCCGTTTCCGATTTCGTACTATCTTTCAAAAAATCGCCAGACGTGTAATTCATAGTCCGGGGATCGCCCCATTCTTTAAACCATACTTTTTCGCCGGCAACCTCTTGCATAAATTTTCGGAAACGGCGTGTGCATTTTTCTTCGATTATTTTACCTTTAACAACTTTTTTTACAGTAGATTCAACAAGTTCGCTGCCTATTGGTGTCATTTTCATTGTGGCAGCAGGTATATGACGTAATCCAATCATTTCTCCAGTTATATTTCTAATTAACTCCATACAAGCATAACCAAAGGTTTCACGATCAGTACGTAACTTTTTCCGCAATCCAAGAAAATCATCACGACCTTCCGGATCAACATTACTGAAGAAGGTATCAACTTTCGACCATTCTTCATCGCTAGTTTTTACGCCATCTTCTCGCTGTTCAAGCATATATTTGCGCTCACAACCAATAACCATGGCACTAATACACTGCGGCAGTATCGAAGATAGCTGCACCAGCTCCGCTATCTTTTCCGGATCATATGGCGGCTCAATAACACGCCCTTCTGACTGTCCCGTTTCTTTCTGCGGATCAGCGACTTGCCTGGATTCGCTTTTCAATAAGCTATGCCCTAAAACACTAATACTTTTTTCTATTTTTACAATTCGTGATGCCATATCATGCCCTCCTAGCTTTAACTTGATTAGGTTTATTGATCGTTTTTATCCTGCGGAAGTCCTCGACCGAATACCGTAACGCTGCCATTGCATCATCAAAAAATTCTATCGGATTATCCGTATAAAGCCCTGTTTTTTCATCTTTCTTCCATCTCCATTGCGACATTTCTTTTAAAGTATTGGTACAGGACGGATGGACTATGATTTTATGCTGTTTAAGATAGTCTATCTGCGACATTACACAGCCACTGTCCTTGAATACACCATGAGCATTCCAGCCGCAGGCTATCCATTTTTTAATAGGTTCCGGGGATGCACTATCGCAATGCATTATACGACTTCGATCATAATTTCTCTGTTCCGCCATACGAATAATTTCGTCAACAAGTTTTTCATAACAATAAATTTCAGAAGCAATGTAAATAACATCATCCTTAAAACGAACATCCAAAATCGCATTGGCATGGTTATAACCAAAATCCTGTCCATATCTTGCAGCGTCAAAATTCCCGATATCTGTATCAAAATCTTCGACGACATAGTTGGACAAAATCATACCAGATGTTTCGCCCCATTCCCCAAGGCCATAAACTTTAAAACCTTCTGGATCATCATTCCTACGACGCTCCATACGAGAATAATATGCAGCATCAATAAACTTATTATCCAAGTACGTCGACCGATGCGTAAAAACATCAGGATCAACAACATCCCAATATTTACGCTTTATCCAATGCAAAGCGGATACAGGATTAAATGTCATTGTAATTTGATAGTATAAATGCGGATTTGACAATTCACCACGCAGACGGTCGTCGATAATATCAATATCGGCTTCTTCCAACTCTGTAGCTTCTTCGATCCATACCCACACAAGTTTGCCTTTAGGAAAAGTGATAGACTTTAACTTTTCACGCTGTTTCTTATCATTAACACCACGAAAAATAATACTGTTCCCAGTAATTTTAGAAGTAATCATCAGTCTACTACTATTGATTATCCAAAAATCTTCCCAGTATTCGCCACACATACGAAAAATGACAGCCTGAAGTTCAGCAAATGTACTATAGCGGTTTGTACCTTCCGACTTACGAATAACAAGTAAATTTGCACCAGCATATTTTGGATCACTAAGTTTTAAGATAAAATCTTGAGCAACATTAACGGATTTACCCGAACCAGCAGAACCTAAAACAACTCTATACCGGCAATGGGTTTCATTTACTGGTTTAAAAATCCGATTGAATCTTAATCGTGAGGTAATACTAAACATATTCAACCTCAACTTTCAAAACTTTCGGGCCTTTATCCTGATCACCTTTCTTCTTATCCTGAATATCCTGCAGAGCCAGGATACATTTTAATTTTTTCTCTTGCAGTTTCGTAAGCTCTGCTTCCAAACTCTGGACAACGCTATCAATAGGCACAGTACGAATAATACTATTCTGTTCAATTCTTTTAAATTTACCACTTTCATCAGTGATAATTTTGCCATTACTATCTTTCTCGGGGCATAAAAAAGTTGATGTACTGTCAGTAGTTACGGACGACCGTGCTTTTTCTTCAAGCCCTTTATATTTAGCTATCAGCTGCATATAACGCCGCTCTCTTATTGAATACAGCCGCAACTGGTCTTTTAGCATATCTTCTGTATCAAATGGCATATCCTCGGCCATTTCCAATTCTTCTTGGCTAACAGTGTCCCAATACATTTTG